CCGTTGCGTCGGCACCATTTGGTTGCTTGATCCCATTTGGCATAGTTAACAGCAACAACTGCACGGTCTCTTGCACTGGCCTTGCTTTCTAGCACACTTTGTTTTTTGGGTTTTATTTCAATGACTTCGGCTTTCATTGTGTTATCTTTGGTGCGATAAGTTATCAAAAAGTCTGGAATGTATATGCTTTGTTTGCCAGTAATAGGATTACGATAAGGAATTGATATGCTTTCGCTGGCCCACTGCAGGATACTATCGTTGGTATCCAAAAAATGCATAAAACTCATTTCCCACCCACTGCGAAATCTAGGAGTGTTCTTGCCCACATATTTGTGAGGATTTTTTACTTGGTAATCACCTTGACGATAATTTGCCATGTTAGTTTAAAATATTTCTAGCCACATAGTAATTTGGCACACTGGTTACATTTACTCCAAGCAGTGTGCTAGGACTTCTTAGTCCATTGAGATAATAACTAAGTGTCAAATTAATTTGAGTTTGATCTTGCCCTTGTATTTGTTGCAGTAAATTCATCACAGGAATTTGTGATTGTTCAGAAACTCTAAACAATGTTACTGTGAAATTTTCTGCAGCTTGTGCGGTTGTAAACACACTTCTAAAGAAACTGTTTACAGCATCGTATTCATCTGCTGGTACACTCTTTTCAAAAGTATAAAAACGATCAAACACTCTAACTGTTAGATCTGTTTTGGGATTAATACTATTAACTGATCCCATGTTATCCTGCTCCTCCATAAGAATCAGGGCCACCTGGATTATTAGGATCAATAAAAACATTAGTAGTTTCGCTAGCACCGCCGGTTACTGGCAGCATCGGAGTGGGGAAAAACGCACCGCCTCCTGAATTTTGTATTTGTCTTACTCCGCCAGGTAACGAATCTTGTAAACTGGTCTGTGAATTTTGATAAGGAGAAGCATCAACTGTTGCAGGTGCAGTCTGATATGTGTTGAAATTAGCACCAGCTTGTTGTACACCACCTGTCACATTCTGAGATCCATTGAATCCTGATTGTAATGCTTGTAAATCTTGTATTGATCCATTGGTATTAATAATACTTCCTTGACCAAACACAGTGTTAGTGGCACCGGAACGAGTAATTTCACTAGGTACTGTATCGTAGTAGGCTGGATCAGCAAATCCATACACTGAGTTGCTGGGTGTTTGTCCACCAATATCTCCAGAGAAATATTTCACTGCTTCGTAACGCACTGTCATGGTATGTTGTACTGTTCCATTGCCTTGACTGTAGTCATAGGTATCATGTTGCCACTCTGAAATGATTGGATTGATCATTGTGTACTGGGAAAACTGTTTCTGTGCCAGTCCGTAGATTGTGATCGCAGTAAAGAATGGTGGCTTGCCGCCAGGGGTTTGTGCAGTGTACTGATCAGAATTATTGTAACCTTCTCCAACAAATCCCCAGTCAGTGACTTGACGATTTGGCGAATAGATATCATTGTACTGATAGCCAAATCCATTGCTTAGTGTAGCAAGTTGACCAATGCTGCCATTTTGATTGGGAATATTATCAAACTTTTGGCTGGGATCATTGTAGTAGTAACTGTAGTAGTTGTACCACATGGTGCGAATCAAATCGCTGTTGTCATCGTGAAAAGTAATTGTGGCAGGTTGATAGTTTATTTTTGTCTGTACAACTCGTTTACGATTGTACTGGTTCAAAGTATCAACATCCATTTGGTAACTCGGCAACTGTGCAGTTTTAACCAATAATCCAATTGTGTTATTACCACCAAATAAATTTTGTAGTGCTGCAATATCTTGGTTTATAGTAAAATAAACATGGAATAGATATTTTGTCTTAGGTGTGTATGCATAGCCATTTGTAGTAAATGTCTTGGATGCATGTGTGTAGTCCGATAAACCAACAGGGCCTGAAAAGCCCTGTAGGATATTTTGGCCAAAATAAGCCATAGTTTATTAACCGCCGATACTAGTTGCTACATCACCAAGTGTTCTACCAACAAAGTTACCAACTCCTTGATTAGGACCTTGTAATGCATTATCAAATCTAATTGTTAAACTGATTGTAGCAGGTTCGTTTGTACCATAGTTGAAATCATTGTAGTTTACACCTTGGAGATAACATCCAAGCAATTCCCATGACTCTAACACTACAGGAGCATTGTTACCATTGCCGCCGTCAAGAACTTCAAAGTAAGTTAAGAATTTGTAGTCAATACCAGAACTAGCTGAACTCATTTCAGCAAAGTCCAATTGCTTCTGTAGTTGTTCGCCAACCAACTGACTGACTTGACCTGATGCATCATCACGCACTTGTAATGTAACATCTGCCCAGCTATATTTTCCAGCTAGTTTAACTGTACTGTTATAGATTGGAAGATCAATATTTTCAAAAGTTACATTGGGACGAGTGAAGTCCATAACTTGTTTGGTTAATTCTGTCGAAACTACTGTTACACCAAAATTCTGAAGTGTTACTCTGAATCTGTACTTTAGTTTAGGCATCAACAAGCCTTGGCTTGGATTACTCTGATCGTTTGCCAGAGGCACTGTCATTTTGGTTAGTGATGATGTAGCCATTTTTCTTTAATCTCCTGATATGCTGTTATTTATGGCATAAAGGTCGGGCAAAAAATGCCCGACTTCTTTACGCATTTGTTTGGGCCTGGATAGTTCCTGTGTTCTGTATACGCAATGGTATATAGATGAACTCAATTGCTTTGACCGGTTCAATTGCAATGTCTACATACAACTCGTTGGCATCGATTGTTTCTGGTGTGTTGTTAGTGAGATCACATACAACCAAGTAGTCATATAGACCGCGCTTGTTAACCAAATCAATCATGACACTTGTAACAGAGTTAGTAATCTCACTTCTAGTGATAGCATCATTTGGTTCAAACAAATAATTTCTACCAATTTGTTGCAATCTTCCACGCAGGTATGCCACAAGTCTGGCTACATTGATACGATCCAATGCAGAAGAAGTACCTTGCAATGTGTGATTACCAAAGTTAGTGATACCTACACCTGGTATAAATGTAATTGGATTAATATCGTTTTGATACAACAAATCTCTCAATCCTTGATTTACACCTGTTGTTATGAACTCTCCTGTAGGAGCATCAATGTATCCAATTGCATATGCATTGTCAATAACACCACGGCGTGTTCCAGCTGGGGCCAACCATGGATACGAAATTTCGTCACTACGAATAATAGTGCGAATCATCATATGACTTGGTGGTTGTACCACAGTTGATCCAGAAAGATCGTTGGTTTGGCAACTTGGGTAGAATGTAGCAGAATAACTGCTGTTTGTCAACAATCCGTCACCAGTTGGAATACCTAGTCCATTGTTGTTAGTAGACCAAGTAACAACATCTTGTGGGCTCAAACGCAATGGAGTGTCAACAATAACAAACGCAGTATCATTGCGATCGTCATTGAGTGCTACCATGTTGGGTGCAAGCTCTGGATATTCTGGACATGCAATCAAATTAAACACATTTTGATCTTCACGGATTGTAGTGTTGCCGTCGATACCAGCTTTTAATGCTTGTACTACCAGTGCTCGTTGTGCTTGGCGACCCATGTAAGGTGAACCATCGTTGCGAAGTCCGCTTGCAGTTACCCATGCATTAGTCATGTCTGGTAATTCGTCAGGTGATGGGAATGATGTTGCATTAAAGTAATTGACCATAAATGCTTTTACATTAAATCCGGATCTGCGTGTGTTGAACAACAACATACCTTGTGGATATAGTTCTGGGTTTGGAGCATCCAAATCCAAGTAGTCACTGGTTAACAAACTAATAATTGATGGAATTGGATCACTGATCGGATTTGTAGTTCCGTTGGGTGCCCAACGAGCATCTGCAAACAGAATACCATTTTCTGTTGTTTGGTCAGTGTTGTTGATAGTTACCCATTGATCTTGTCCGTTGACAACTTCCCAACGATTGATCATTGGATAGTTATCTAAGTCGCTGGTGTCAATCCACAAATCACCGTACTGCAATGGACTCATCGCAGTGTTGTTTTGTGTTGTTGGTGGAGTAGCACTGAAAATAGGACCAGATGCATTGGTTAAACTCAAATTATATCCGCGAACATCAGGATTACAATTTTGATAGCCTACCCATGCTCCGTCTTGTTGAATCATGATATCAGCATTGTCTGTAGCAGCAGAATAGTACCAATATGTTCCATCAACTGGATCTTGATCTGGTATAGAATCGCTAGCAGTATATATAAATGTCGGAGTGCTGACCCAGTTACTCAAAATAAATGAATGCAAAGATGAATTCTGATTCAAGTATCTAACTCCAACACAGGTAGTGTTGATACCAGCAGCTTCAACTGGGTGATTGGTAACATCAGTGAGATTGATGTCGCCGCCTAGGCTGTGTGTGAACACAATTGCACCAGAACTACTAATAGAAGCACTAACAAACGGAACTCCGGCAGCACTGACTGCTGACACAAAGTCTGCAGGTGTTGTACCTGTTAATACAGCATTTGCACCGTATGGTGTTGTAGTTCCTGGTTGTGTGGCAGAAATTCTAAATGTGTCGCCTACTGCAAAAGTTCCAGGACTAGTTGTACTGCCTGTAATTATTGTAGGACCAGTTGCATATCTAGAAAGAATCAAGAATTCAGAAAATCCCGGTCTTAACTGTCCTTGTGAACTGGCATTTGTTGGATCAATTTCAGCGTAAGTGGATCCAACTGGTATACTTGAACCGCCACCTGATGGGTCTAGACCATATAACGCTGCTGCATCGCTTTCGTACACAGGACATGGTTGTTGAACAAATGTTCCTAGGGTAGAACTGTATTTTTTAAGTACAATGTTTGTACCCAAGTTGACACTGTTGGTTTTTTGCCAAATAGAACCAGTTGGTTCTGGTACCGAAGCACTGCTTCTCCAATTTGGAGCTGAGTAGTTAGGTCCGTGAAAATATGCAGGAGCATAGTAATCACCTGCTTCGATACCCAATGCTGTCAGTGGTGTTCCGGTGCCGTTTGCAATAGTAATAAATCCATTCTCATGGGTACTACCATCATGTCCAGCAGTTGACTCTGCATACAATACTAATTTTCCACCAATAGCTGCAGCAAAAACACCGGTGATACCAGCAGTGTTGATAGCAGTCTGAAGTCCTGCTACTGTATTGTTAGGGCTATTAGGAACAGTTACTACAGTCCCGTTAATAACTACTGTGTCAGTTGCTGTCAACGAAGTTGGAGCCAATGTACCTTGTAGGGTTGGCCAAGCAGTTTTCCAATCATCACTACCAACTAGCACCCATGTATTGTACATGTCACCAAGTTCAACAGATGAAGTCTGTGTAGGATACGCTGCTCCACCACGCTTGTAGTATGTAGGATTAAGAACTGTTCCAGCAGTTACAACTGCATAGTCACCAATGCTACCATAGCTTTGTAATGGAACTGTAGAATCAGATTCTAAGTTTATTGTGTCATTTAGCACAGACGGAACTACATTTGTAAATGCTCCTGTGGTTTGATTCCACTGGAACAATCCCCATGTTGTACTACCAGTGTCTAACCAATAAGTACCATCGTTTGGTTGACCTGTTGGTCTTGTTAATGTAGCAGTAAGTGCTGCAAGATCAATATCCACTCTTTGTACATAACACTGGTTGGTAACTCCCAACGCACTGTACGCAGCCAACAAACCATACTCATTGAGTTCATAGCCGTTGATTGGAGTACCAGCTGCAGTCTTGTAGAAGAATGGGTTTCCAAAAGTAGATAACAAATCGCGTTGACTTGTCATTAAATAAGTTTTGTTAGCATTTGCAGCTAAGGTACCAGCAGCAACGCCAACTCCTGCGCCAGAAATTTTATTTGACGCAGTGGCCAATAAAATATATGGAACTGAATTAGTTGCAGCAGGTATGTAATTGCTTTGATCAATTACACTAACTTGTACACCAGGTGATAATAAAGCCATGACAGAATCCTTTTTTCAATTACAGATATTTAGTAAGATTTGAAAAAAGAGTGGGTTAGACCGTCCCTACTAAGTAGGGTTTGCTCATAAATATCTGCATGAGACCCATATGCGAAGCCTGTAATCAACGCCCTAGAGCCATTGCGTACTATCGAAATGAACAAGTACAGTATCGTAAACTATGTGAACACTGTATAAAAAAAGGAAAAAAGATTAAACCTCCTGTTCCTAAATGGCAGTCTTCTGGATATAAGAAAAAACCCACATGCGATCGATGTGGGTTCAGGGCCAAGTATACCGGGCAGTTATTGGTGTATCATATAGATGGTAATCTACACAATAATGCAATAAGAAATTTAAAAACTATTTGTTTAAACTGCACTATAGAAATCAAGAAGGCCGATTTGCCTTGGCGACCGGGTGATTTAGAACCAGATCGTTGATTTGATTCAGTAGATGATCCATATTTGAATTGTTGTCTATTATAGTGTCAAACTTGGTGCCAACCCAGCTGGATTCGCTGGCATGAACTTTGAGTTTTTCTAGTTTTGCTCGGCTTAATGCCCAACTTACATTGCCATTGGGTCCTTTGTTAGCACTCACTGCTGCATCGTACCACTCAGGTTCTGGACCGCGAACAACACGAATAACCATACCGCCAGCATTTCTTATGCTTTTAATTTCATTAGGAAATCTGCAATCACTGATAACAATATCATCTTGACTGTTGCGAAGTTTGTTTTCTAGTGCCGCAATCCAAATATCATCATGAAATGCTTTACGACACACTTCAGTACCCCAGTATTGCAGGATCCAACGCGGTGTAAGCTGTGGTATGCCAAGGCGCTTTGACCACCATGGATCTACCTGCTCTCTCCATTCACGACTTTGTCTTGTGCGCCCTTCTAGTAGATCTCTATCCCACCCAAACACCTGGGCTACTGCATCTTTAAGAGTGTTAGCAAAACTTTCTCGTCTAAATTGATGTATGTTTACCAAATAATCAGCAATGGTATCTTTTCCACTTCCTATAAATCCACATACACCTATAATCATACTAGTTCCTTTACTTTGAGGTATTTAAGAGTTTCTTGCAAGAGGTCAATTTGTCTGCGACAGTCTTCAAGTGCATGATGGCTTGTTGGTGGTTTTGGCAGTCCTGGCCATAGTCCAAACACTGTTCTTGAATCACGAACTGCATAAAACTGCCAAGGAATAGGCTTACCATAGCTTTTGTATGCATGTTCTAAAATGTTCATGTCATAGGTCGGACCTTGTGCCCATACTCGTTTGCTATGCCAAATTAGTTTGCCTAGTTCATCTAATGCTTGATCTAAGGGAATACGACCTTGTTCGTTGAATGCTTCGTCTCTAGCCGGTGCTGGTTGTGTGGCCCACCAATCTATAGTACCTTGTTGTATGCTACGAGTTTCTTGACTTTCCAAAGTCACTCTAGCATAGTAATGTTTATCGTGATAACCTGAGCCCAAAGGATCAAAACTTTGTGCCGCTATAGTTAGAATAGTAGTGTCTGGACCAGTGCCTAGTCCTTCTAAGTCAATCATTAAGTCTGCCATAGACTTATTGTAACATAGTTTTAATAAAAAATCTAGATATTTTTAACCAATTACCCAGGTAAGTGGCTGAGAACCGTCCACATAATTTTTTAGATCATTTAGACAAAATTCCATTATTGCCTTGCCTTCGGCTTTCATTGCAGTACCATTGAGCGTTGAGCCACCTTGTGGTCCAGCAATGGTACCGAATTTTTCACGAGCTTCACCAATGATCATTTTGCAATTTCCAACCATGAAATCACGAATCCATTGACTGATTTGTGGGTCGCTTAGTAGGTTGAATTCTGGTTTGTAGTTGTAGGTCCAAAGCAACACATTTTCGCCTGTGCCTTTGGGATCACGAATCAACTGCAACTTTTTGGTCACAGGGTTAAATGTGTAGTTCATGTAAGCACCAAACATACGCCCTGCAAGTTCCACATACTGACTGTAGAAATCGTATGTGGCAAGTCCACCTGCCACATTGAAGTTCATCAAGTAAACATTTAAACTGGCCTGACTGAACGGATCAAAGTTTGATGCAAAAGGACCTGTGCTATCGCCAAAAGTTCTACGAAAGATTTGACGCACTGTTTGAACTTCTTGCGGTAGCTCGTAGATGTTTACATTAGTGACTAGTTCCATGAATGTGTAACTTTCTTCATAGGCATTTTGTGCCCGTTGACGATAGTTACCAATTGCTGCTCGATAGGCAGATTCGTAGTGATCTGCATCTAACTCAAGATCAATAATTCCATCACCAAGTTGTAGCTTGACATATTGGAAGAGATTTTGTTTTAGTGTGTCTAACGATGATTGTGATTCAATACCCATAGGGAACTCCAGTTCCCTGTATTTATAGTTTTACCACACTCGCAGTATTATCAAATTCTCAGTGCCGCGTCCGTTAAATGCAACTTCTGTGGCTTTGATATCTTTGTAGAACTTACGAGCAGCCGGCTTGCCCACTGCTGTGATGCCTTTTAACTGCTCTGCAGGCTTGCGCAGAGTCTTTTGCATGGTTTCTACAGTACTAAACCCAATTATACTATTGTTTTTAATAGTAAATGTTTTAGAGTATTCGTCAGCAACAAGATGAATTATCTTGCGTTTTTTAGTATCGTAGAGCCAAGCTTCAGATTTTTCAATTAACTGACTAGGTGCTAGACTCTTTAATTTGAGTTCAGCAAACTCTGCCATGAACTTGAATTTACTGGCTTGTTTTTCTGGACTAACTGCTTTTTTAGCTCTGGGCTTGCGCTCAACTTTCTTGATCTGCACATAAGCACCGCAGTCGTTGATCACAGTTTCGCAGAACTTCAACACATTACGCAACTGAATCTTGGTAAGGTATTTGTAGCCTTCAACCAACTGGTCATCTTTGCCTTTGGCCACTTCTTCAAATTCTTCTTGGCGCCGTTTCCAAATATCGCTGAGGGTACTGATCATTTGTGGTGCCACATTCAGGCTTCGCATCAACACAATTGGTTTGTAGTCTGCAGACATCTTGGCACCAGAGTTAATAAACTCATCAAACAGTCCATCTAGCTCGCCGGCACACTCGCTAACTTTTTCACGCAGACGATCCTGAATTGTTATGCGTGGAACTTCGTCTACCACTGCTTCAACAATTTCTTGTTGTTTTGATTGCACACATTCTTTGAGCATGTTGTCCAGTTGAATCTGTTCGTGTTCTGTGAGCTCTAGTCCTACCATGCTCATACGACACAATCAGCCAGTGGTAAGACGAATAGCCGAATCCGGAATGCCTTTGAGCAGTCGTACATCAGCTTTTCGTCCGTGCAATTCTAGATAGTTCACAATCATGTCGCGGGCATCTTTTTTACCGTAGAAATAATTGTACCAACTAAATGCCTTGCTCAGTGCACTGATACGCCCTTCAACGGGTTGAATTTTCCAAGTGGGTTCAGGGCCCATGACATTGGTATCAGAGCTTCTGGGATTTAATAGTTTAATAGAATGTTTTGTAGCGTTCATTGGTGCTCCTTAAAATGAAAAAGTTCTAACCCACTCAAAACGAGTGCTGGCAGGAACCCATTTGAAATTTTGTTTTTTGCGCTCAGGCATATCTACATCTGGAGTAACGCAGATCCATCCGCGGTGTTGTGAAAAAGCCACACGATCAGCAACCCGAACAACTTCAACAATTTTACCATGCATTTTTGCAACAGTTACAGTCATAGCAGCTCCTTTCTATTAAGTGTATATTATAGCAAAACGAGCATTTTTGGTCAACCGCCCATCAAGCAAGCAAATACAAGGTATTTTTCCAGGTGCTCTAACAGTTCTGTAGCATTTAGTATTAGTTTTTCGTAACGAGCTGTTGTTTTGTGTAGACGCCTGCACTCTACACTTTCGCGATCAATTTCGTTGATCACTGCCAAAACATTGTTGTGCATTTTTACCAAATCTGCACGAACTGTTTTTTTCTTGATGTTGCCAATTTTGACTTTTGTAGCGTATAAGCGATCAACAAGTTCTTCCATATCTGTAATTATACAGGGCTTAGAATTTTATGTCAATTGGGTCCATAAATACATGACTATGCAGTTCATTGATAACAAAAATGGAAGATTTGGTTACAAAATGACTGCTGAAGAAATTGCACAACGAACCGCAACTATGCAGAAAAATAAACTTGCTAAGAAGTTAGCTCAGGAGAAACAAAATTCCTAGACTTTCACTATACCGTCCCAATCGAACCAACGATTACCAATTTTTTGACCGCACAATAAAAGAAATGTTTACTGTGGGTGGACTCGATATCTATATTCACAAATATCT